GTACCTATAACCATTAAGAGTAAACTCTCGATATAATGGAATGTCTTTAAAGTATATGTATTGCTTACGCATGGTAATCACCATTACGAATGCAAATAAATGCACCGTCCATAACATCTTTGTTACCTCGATGATCCATGATGTACATGGTATAATCTTTGATCCAGACATAAGCTTTAGATTTTAACAATGAACACAGCGCATTAATACGACTTCTAGTGGTGCGCGTATGCCACCCCGCATTGGATACCCAGTACGACCCATCACCTAACCGTTCAGCAATTAGATTGCCGTGCACGTATAGGTTATTACCATCAGTGTGGGTATTGGATACGGTACATCTCTCACCGTTGATAAACTTGCTTATTACCTCGCGTTCGATCTTACGCATAATAATCACCTGTAATGTTTGGGAAAATTTGTATTGATGTAATGGTCTCACATCTAAATTTAAATGTCAACCCCCTAGCGCAAATACTATCACGAAAATAAAAAGATACTATCAGGGCGAGCAAAACGCTGTAAATGATTCTCATTATCAAATCGAGGCTGCCGAACCCAGACGCACCCAGACCCAGCCACCACCCAGACCAGAAAAAAATAAATTAAAATAATTGTGCTGGGTGGTTGTTTTTGAATATCGTTTTAAATTATAATTAACGCATGGTCGGGATTGGCTCGACCCTTTATATAGGAAACTATTATATGTCTTACTTAAACTTGAAACTCTCTGAAGCTCAACTCTCTATTGTATATGATGCGTTGGTTGATTACGCAATGACCGCAGACAGTCGCTCCGATGACATGGCAGACAATATCGAGGACGTGTCCGACAGCTACTGGATCGGTCAGTTGGTAGATGCAAAAATTAAACAGCGAAAAGCCAACGACCTGCGCTCCTATGTGCGCGATGCCGTCCGAGAGTGCGAGGACATCGAAATCAAGTGCGCTAGTGAATATAAACTAGCCGACCAGATCCGATCTGCAATAAACGGCAATCTGCCAGAATAATTTAATTTTATTTAATCGGAACAGGGACGTTCCCTCTACTATAGGAAAATTTTTAATGTCATATTTAACAGATTATAAAAACTCTCAGCAGTCTAACGGTCAGTGTTTCGAATATACTCCTGCCCAGATCAACCAACTAAACAATGGCGCGAGCATTGACCAGTTAGAGCCTGTACCCGTTAGCCGCGAGACACTGGAAAAACGCGCCAACCAAAACAACAGCCTATCCCGTGCAATGTCTATTCTTTATAAATGCGTCCACACTAGCGACCTGTTGACCAGTGCTGACGTTTACAAGCTAGCCATTGATGCCGAGGTGCAGGGCGTTATCACAGCAAATCAGGCTGACCTTTTAATCATTCGAGCAGTAGTAGTAGCCGAAACCCACAACCGAAACCAACAGCAGGAGTCTATCTAATGAATACTAAACTACAACCAATCGGACTATACAACACGTTCGAAACTGTCGAGGAATTGCAGGAATATATCCAAGCATTGCCTAAAGATGATCAGTATCTGGCTTGGCTAGTTTTTGGTTTAACTTGGAATACCTGCGCACATTTAACCAACCCAGAGGTGTCAGACGATGAGTAACGAAAAATACAACGGGTGGTCAAACCGTGAAACTTGGCTAGTGAATATCTGGTTTGGCGATTGTTTCGGCTCGCTAGATTTTGAGGATACTAGAGATCCCTACGAGATGGGCGAGAATTTCAGAGATTTTGTTCAAGTTGAATTATACGATGCAGATATTCCAGACGTGTGGCGAGATTTTATCTGTCTTGAGTCTGTTAACTGGTACGAACTGGGCGAGGCATTCATCGAACACTGGTACGAGGAAACCGTCTGGTAGCCAACCCACCCACCAACCAACTAAAAGACCCAGAATTAAACCTCTGGGTTTTTTTTATGTCTGGATCAAATACCTACACCCCATCAAAAAAACAGATAACAACAAATACACACACCAACGAAAAACACGCCAACCAATCCCAGATTGACCCGCACCCAGTCGGAGAGGATATTTAATCCTGCGCTGTGGCTCATTCTGTGGGATTATTTCTGGTCTGTGTGGTGTGGTGAGTGTCTTTTTACTCTGGGTGGCATACCCACACGGGGAGATGCGCAGCGATCACGATATACGATACCACCTCAGATTTTTTGGTCATTTTTAAGACCCCTAAGACACCTCGGCAAAGGTAGCGATCCCGATGCAAAGTCCAAGGTGTCTTAAGGAATCTTTGATGTCTTATTAATAGAGAGCTGGGGGCGGTGTCCTATGGATTCCTAACAGGCTCATAAGATACCCTATATACTATAGATATATCAAAGGGGGGAGGAGGGTCTCTATTACTATAGGGGAACAATAGAGCCAACCCCCAGAAACCCTAGGATTTCATCCGTCAGGATGATGCCGTCAAATCCACGACATACCCCTCCCTCTTCCTGCTGTATTATGTCCATTAACAAACTTATCTAACTCATCCATAAGCAGCTTCTCCTGTCTGTCTTTCATCTCAGAGTCTGCATCAGCAGCCATCTGTTCTACCCAGTAGGCTACACCCATCGCTAGAGCATCTAGTCTATCGTCATGGGCTAATGCACCTCTTGTCTTAGTGACACGAGTCATCTGGTAAGCAAGCATATACCTCTGAGCTTTCTCAGGGGGATGGTGCTGTACACTGTCGTAATCCTTCTGGATAACTTTAGGGTCTATGATGAGTTTATGCTGGTTCATTACAGGCTCTAAAGTGTCAATGATACGTAGTTCTTTCTGCTTACTATGACGTACCTCTTCCATCGTTACAGGATATATCTTTCTTATTATAGGTTTAAGTAGTTCTGTGAACATACCGTCACCAAAGTTGCTCTCAATGAGTACAACGTTAACTTTATGTTCCTTCGCAATGTTAGATAACTTCGTTAGCGTAGTTTCGCTATAACCTCCTGCTATACCTCCACAGTCAGCTACATATAAGTAACCATTAAGCATCTTTACTACAGCGTATGCAGTTTCATCTTGACCTCTACCAGAGGGGTCAATAACTAACACTGAACCGTCATAGTCCACGTAGTCTCCTACAATGCTCTCTGGGGCGTAATACTTGTCACCCCCTAGTCCCACATTAGGTAGGTCTTTAACTTCCTTGAAAACGCCATATATGAGCTTCTCGGGTGCTTTATCCTTATCAATCGACATAACCATTAAGTCAGATAACTTAAGTGGGTATCTATCGGTGTCAGATAAGCTTGTATCCAGCATGAACTGTAAAGCAAACCCTGAGCGTCCGTAAGATAGCTCACGTTCCATCAAGTCCTCATCGTCAAATCGCATAGGATCGACAGGATTGCCGTCTAACGGACTTTCTGCATTGTGCATAGCATCCCATAGGGTAGGTGCTAAACGATTCCCATACGCCTTCTCTGCGTCCTCTACGGAGGGGTAACGTGCTGTCCACACCCTCATCTTGTATCCACGTTCTGTGAGTGTATTATAAAGACTCATTTCACACTGTGGTGTACCCAAGTAGAGGATTTTACCGTCAGGTTTGAGAACAGCGTCAAATTCCTTAACGGCTTCGCCTAATTTCTCTCGCATCATCTGTGTCATCGAGTTGTTTGGTACTTCGATGTCATCTGCAATGATAATGTCTGCCCGACTGCCCGTTAACTGACCAGTGATACCTACTGATTTAACAGAAGGGCTACCACTAGCCAGCGCGGGTCTTACGTCAAACGCGATCTTACTCCACCTTTGCTCACTTGTTGCAATGAGATGTTGGCATATTGGGAGTTCAAGAATCAGACGTTGAGTGAATGTCGAGAAATCGTCAGCTCTTTGTTTACTAGCTGACACAACCATGAACTTCTTTTGTGGATCAAGAAGTAATTGGTGAACGACAAATGCTGCTGTGATGTAAGACTTTCCTACACCACGAAATGCTTCAATGATTGCCCTCTTAGGGGCTGTTTGTATGTAATCTGCAATATCATACTGTACTGGAGTTGGATCAGGCAAGTTAAGGTGCTTCCAAACTATATACATAAAGTTACGGAAGTCTTTAAGTTGCTCTGGTATGTTAGCCATTACGACTCCTGTTTGCTTTTCTACTAGCAATACGTAAGTTGTTTAGTGAGTTATCGTTAGCATTTCTGTTAACGTGGTCTACATCTTTACCAGCTACAGCAGCCTTACCTCTCGCCTTAATCATTAAGCGTCTGGCTTTGTTTCTATTGCTTCTTTTCTTACGTTGTTCAGGTCTGCTGTGGTAGTTAGCGTATTCTTTTTTATAATCTCTACTCAATGTGACATCTCCTCAAACGGTAAAGCTTCTAAAAGATTAGCCATTGGTGACTCTGTAGTAATAACTTCGTTCACTGCTCCGTTATCTTTGAGAAACTTTGTTGCAACCGACAATTCTGATGCAGTTGCTTCACCTGACTTTACTTTTGCTAGTAAATCTTTAGCTACGCTTTCATGTAGCTCATCTAATATTTTATTATCCATCAATAACTCCAAACTACGGGTATAGAGTCTCTAAGATCAACATGAATAAACGTTTTAGCAACACCTATGCCGTTAAAACCAAGCTTAATAGCTTCCTCAATGATCTTATACTTCTGTACTCCGTTAACTACTTGTATGTCGGCAGCTATGCCTTGTGCATGAGTGCCAGCTCTAGTCTTACGAGCCTCTATAGGATGTCCTACAGGGTCTCGATAACCACTTGTGATGTGGAAAGGGAAACCACAAGCTTCACGAAGAGCATCTATTTTTTCTAGAAACTCTTCAGTCATCTCGTTGTTGCCTGTGAACGAACAATTAAATTCGTATAAGCTGAAATACTTCATCCCTTCATCACCTTTGCAATCTTTTCACCACTACGTCCTACTACGTAACCGCCTAAGCCTAGCTGTAGTAACGACCATGCCTCATCTCGAAGCGGTGTAGCGAAGAACCCGAAGGTATCGCCTACAGCTAACGCTAGGAAGGTTAACATTGTAATAGGT